TTTTGTGTTTTATTATAATGGATCAAAATTTATTGAGGTTGGTAGAAACCTTGCATTGACATTGAGTTAGGAGAAATTATGTGGGCGTTAGTAAAAGCAAATCAGGTTATTAAAATTTTCAATGGTGCTCAGGCATTTGAACACAACGATATAAAACATCCTTCTAATATTTTTACAAGCTGGAGTGATGCAGAAAAGGCAGCTATAGGTCTTTACCCTGTACAGACTGATAATTCAAATTACAAAGATCCGACATTTTATAAAAACAGAAGTGAGTCTTTTCAGTTTGATGCAACAAACAAAGTGGTAAAAAAAGTTTGGAAGACAGCAGAAGACCATGAGATGGAAGATAAAACAGTTGATGGTGTCACTGTTGAGGGATTAAAAACTAAAAAAATTAATGAAGTTAATAATCAAGCTTTTCACATTTTAAAGCCAACAGATTGGATGGCAATCAAAGCTAGCGAAGTGTCTGATTATTCAGTGCCAGACAATGTTTCTAAATTTAGAACTGCAGTACGAGCAAAATCCAATGATATGGTTACAAGAATAAAAGCAACAAAAGATGTAAGAGTTTTAGAAACTTTGTACACATATACAAATACAGGCACAGAATCTAAACCTGTAATGACTAGACCTTTAGGGGAGTTTCCAAAGCTGGAGGACTTCTAAATGCCTTTAATAATACCAAGTAACAGTCAGAGTGCAACTGGTTACACAATAGACCAATCAATTAGGTTTAACAGTTCAGATAACCCAGCAATGTCAAAGACTTTTTCTGGTGCTGGAACAAATAAAACATGGACATTTAGTTGTTGGTTTAAAAGAGGTGGTAAAGAAGAAACACGAAATATGATATTTAGTGCAGGTTCTGCTGGTAATAGCTTTGGTGGTTTAGAAATAGGACATGGTGCAGGCACAAGTTATGGAAGAGCACCACTAATATTTTATAATTACACTGGTGGTGGTTACGACTGGAGATTGCAAACAAGCATGGCTTTTGCAGATTTTTCAGCTTGGTATCACGTAACAGTTGTTTGTGATACAACTAATGCTGTTGCCTCTGAAAGAGCAAGAATATATATTAATGGAGTAAGAATTACAGATTTTAGTTCATCCATATCAGCACCTTCTTTTCCATCTTTAGATTTTGCTGGAAATCATTGGATGGGTACAACTGAACATGACATAGGCACGTCAATATACACAACACAAAATTTTGATGGATATCTAGCTGAAATTCATAACATAGATGGACAAGCATTAGATTGTAATAGCTTTGCAGAATTTAATGATTCAGGAATCTGGATACCCAAAGAATATAGTGGCAGTTATGGAACTAATGGATTTAAAATTGATGGCAGAGATAGCTCTGACTTAGGGGACGATGAATCAGGTAATGGTAATGATTTTACGACAAGTGGACTTGCAGCACATGACCAAGTTTTTGACGCACCTACGAATAATTTTTGTGTATTAAATCCAATAAGCAAACCCTCCTATGGTTCTTATATGGATAGAAATGTTACTGGTGTAAATTTACAAGTTACTGAAAATGGAGATGGTGTTGTTCAATCTTATGGTTATGGAACTTTTGTAATTAGTAGTGGTAAATGGTATTATGAATTTTACACAAACACATATCCAGCAGCTAATGCTATTGCTTTTGGTTGGATTGAATTAGAAAATGCAATGACAGCAACGGATTCAGGAAGTAGTTGGAAAACTCCCGGAATGAATCAACGACATACATCAAGCTCTTATTCTAGCTGGACGTGGGGTTTAAATAATCAAACAGCAACTGGTTTGTCTGAATTTGGACAAGGTGTAGTAATTGGAGTTACTACTGACTTTGATAATAATACATTTACATTAACAAAAAATGGTAGTGCATATGGCTCAGTAGACTTTGATTCTGTATCTCCCACTTACACTTTAAGTGGAGTTGAACATCTTCCATTACTATTTTTTGGTGCAGATGGTGCATCACTAGCAACATTAAATTTTGGACAGGATTCTACATTTAATGGTGCATTAAGTGCTGGAGGTAATGCAGATGGAAATGGACATGGAAATTTTAAATATGCAGTGCCAAGTGGTGCATTAGCAATTTGTTCAAGGAATTTAGGGAGTTAATATGGCAGCACCAACAATACCAAATGGCGAAACACAGTTCTTCCCAATTATTTACGAGGGAAACGGAGCTGGACAACGTGTCGGTAAGTTTGTACCTTTTACAGATAATGGTACTATTGCCAATAGTTTGATATTTAATAACGGGGATAGTCCTAGATTAAATCGCACACCTAGTGGAACAGGAACAAGCAGAAGAATATACACTTTAAGTTTTTGGGCAAAACCATCTGTATCAAGCACTGTAAGTGATGAGAGATATATAATTAATGCTGGGTCTTATGGTAATGATGATGGTATAGTTTTTAAATATCCTGATAGAACAATGCAATTTTGGATAAATGGTACATCCACTGCAAATTTAAAAACGAATAGAACTTTTGAAGATAGTTCTAAATTTTATCATATTCTTGTTGCTGTTGATACGACTCAATCAACTGCAAGTGATAGAGTAAAAATATATGTAGATGGTGATCAAATAACAAGTTTTAGTGTAGAGAATTATCCATCACAAAATTATGATGGTAACTGGGGTAACGCTGTTTTAACAAATGTAGGTTCATCAGGCAGTCCTAACAGATATTATAATGGATATTTAGCAGAGGTTAACTATGTAGATGGTACAGCACTTACACCTGACACATTTGGACTTACGGACACATCAACTGGCAGATGGATCCCCAAAGCATTAACAGGTATTACCTACGGAACTAATGGGTTCAGATTACAGTTTGGATCATCAAGTGCACTTGGAGATGACACCAGTGGAAATGAGAATGATTTCAGTGTGACAAACCTTGTAGCTGGAGACCAGACCACCGATAGTCCAACTCAAAACTTTAATACACTCGGAAGTGCATTTTCAGGTGTTACCTTAAGTCAAGGCAATCTTACAGTGAACACAGGTACGAGTGGTTCTTATATACAAGCTGTAGGACAACCAGCATTTGGAGTAGCAACTGGGAAATGGTATTGGGAAGTGAAAGTAACAACTGTTGGTAAGGGACTTTATGGTTGGAAAGATGATGGATCACAGGGTGGTTCACAGGCTAATCAAGGTGCTACATCTGCATCTGGTAATTTGTCAACTGGTAGTTCTGGTTCATTCAGTGCTGGTTCTTGGTTTATAGATATGGATTATGATACTGAAGTAAATTATACAACAGTGTCGACTAATGATGTTTTAATGTTTGCTATAGATTTAGATAATGGTAAGGGTTACTGTGGAAAAAATGGAACTTTTTTTAATAGTGCCGATCCAGCTAATGGCACTGGTTCTATTGGTGGATGTCATAGAGCAAATGGAATTAATAAATTTTATCCTTGTGCAAATAGGTTAGACACAGCAAGTGTGGGAGAGTTTAATTTTGGACAAAGAAGTTTTGCATATACCCCACCAACTGGGTTTTTGCCTTTACAACAAGACAACTTGCCAGAGACTGCTAAAGGGGTGAGTGGATTGGTGTGGACAAAGAATAGAGATAGAAGTAGATCACCAACATTATATGATTCCAGTAAAGGGAGACACCTTGCAATGTTTGCTAGTGGTAATGATGCTGACACCACCTACACAGATGGTTTACAAAAATTTTTAGCTGGTGGTCAACAAATAGAAGATAATGATCATGAAAATCAATCTGGTGATTCTTTTGTAAGCTGGAATTGGGTAGCTAACGGAGGCACAACTGCAAGTAATGGTGATGGTTCAATTACCTCAACTGTCCAGGCTAATACGACAGCTGGATTTAGTATTGTGCAATATACTGGAAATGCTACTGCTGGTGCAACAGTTGGACACGGATTATCTTCAACACCTGAATGGTTTGTAATAAAATCAAGGTCAGTTGCTACTAATTGGTATGTATATCATAAATCAATTGGTGCATCTTCTGGTTTATATTTCAATACTAATGCACAAGCTGGTTCTGGTTCAGCTAATGCTTGGAATCAAACAAATCCAACATCAAGTGTTATTACTTTGAACGGCTCAGGTTATGGAAGTAATAATGCAAGTGCAACTTATTTAATATATGCTTGGCATGGAGTTGATGGCTTTAGTAAGTTTGGAAAATATGTTGGAAATTCTAGTAACGATGGAGTTTTTGTGTATCTTGGTTTCCGTCCTTCATTTTTGATGTTGAAAAGATATGCTGGGGGAGATGCTGATTGGATGATGGCTGATTCAAAAAGATGGTCATTTAATCGAGGAGTTGGCACATCAAGTAGCACTAATATAATAGTGACAAATAGTAGTGGGGCAGAAGTAACAAATTATGCTAATATCGATTTTTTAAGTAATGGTTTTAAATTAAGGTCAAGTGTAAGTGCTAACCTTTCTAGTGGCACTTATGCTTACATGGCATTTGCTGAACATCCATTTGTTGGGGACGGAACAAACCCTGTGACTGCGAGGTGACATGCCTTTAATTCGTATACCTTTCAAGGGTGGTTTTAACAAACAAATAACACAAAGTGAAGCAGCAAACCAATGGACAGATGGTGACTTTGTTCGTTTTCGTTATGGTGAACCTGAAAAAATTGGTGGTTGGCAACAAGCTGTATCAACAACTTTACCTGGAGTGGCAAGAGCCTCACACATTTGGACTGATAAAGATGGCACAGAATACATAGCTATAGGAACAAGTAAAGGTTTATTTTTATTTTATGGTGGTGGTATTTATGACATTAGTCCACTTGAAACTGCAATAACAGGATTAACTTTTACCTCTACAAATGGCTCTGCAACAGTTACTGTCAATAAAACCTCTCATAATTTAACAGCAGGTGAGTTTGTTGTTTTTTCATCTGTGACGATGCCTGGAAGTGGTACAGGATTTACAGCAGCTAATTTTACTGACAATCCTTTTCAGATTATTACAGCAGCCACAAATAGTTTTACAATAACAATGCCTTCAAGTGAATCTGGCTCAGGTATGACAGCAGCAGGATCAGGTACAGTGCAATCTTATTTTCCTGTTGGTTCAGCAACACAGACTCTTGGTTTTGGGTGGGGTACAGGAACTTGGAATGGTTCTACTGCTTGGGGTTCAGCAACCTCAGCTTCAGCTACAAGTTTAGAGCCAGGTAATTGGTCATTAGATAATTATGGCACAATACTTATAGCAACAATTAAAAA